ATGGCTGGTGGAACGAACAAATTAAGCGACACGTCGCTTCGTAAAATGCTGGGAAGAGAAAGCCCCGGAGACAGCTTCTATGCTGATGGCGATGGGCTAAGTGTGAAGGTGTCCAGATCGGGCGTATTGACCTGGTATTTCACTTTCCGCATAGGTGGCCGGGAATCAAAATCTCAGCGTATAAAGCTGGGTAATTATCCAGACCTTTCACTTAAAGCAGCTCGTGAGAAACGAGAGCAGTGTCGCGCATGGCTCGCAGAAGGAAAGAATCCAAAGCACCAGTTGAGCGTTACGACTCAGGAAACGTTAAAGCCAGTGACGGTCAGGGATGCCCTTGAATACTGGATCAGGGAATATGCCACCCATAACCGCGCTAATGTTGAAAAGCACATTGAGCAGCTCAATAAGCATATCTTTCCTTATATAGGTACTTATCCGCTTTCTATGTGTGAAACTCGCCACTGGCTGGAATGTTTCGCCAGGGTAAGGAACGAAGCGCCTGTAGCGGCTGGCTATCTTTTGCAGATGTGTAAGCAAGCACTCAAGTTCTGCCGGGTTCATCGGTATGCGGTGAGTAACGTCCTGGACGATCTGACCATTGACGATGTTGGACGTAAACAGAATAAGCGGGACAGGGAGCATAGCCGGCAAGAGCTTGCTGATATATGGCGAGAATGCTCAGGCCTGAAATTTAAGCCCTACTACTCAGCTCTATTACGTCTGCTGGTGGTGTTTGGCTGCCGAACTCAGGAGCTGAGATTATCTCGCGTAACCGAATGGGATCTAAATGATTGGGTTTGGACGGTACCTAAAGAGCACAGCAAAGGTGGTGAGAAAATACTACGGCCTATTCCCGTAGATATCCGCCCATTTATCAAACAGCTTTTAGAGCAGCACCAAAGCACAGGGCTATTGCTGGGAGAGATAAAGAAACCGGAAGCCGTAAGCCAATGGGGGAGGATGCTATATAAACGTCTGGGCCATTCTGAACCTTGGACGCTCCACGATCTGCGGCGGACGTTCGCCACCACACTAAACAATATGGGAATCGCTCCCCATGTTGTTGAGCAGTTGCTGGGTCACTCACTCGGCGGGGTTATGGCAGTTTACAACCGTAGCCAGTATTTACCGGAAAAACTGGATGCATTGAATAAATGGATGGAACGTTTAGAGGTCATTTCCTCTGATTATCCTAATGTTACTATTTTGGAGATGGCAAAATGAAAGACTTCGACTTACCTATTTTAGAATACTGCTCTCTAGAGCGTGCAGCTAGATTTATCGGTTCCGGTTGTGAGGTTGAAGATATTCTTCACTGGGCTGAGATTGGGGCTATAAATCTATCATATAAGTTTAAAGGCACTGAAGAATACAGTGCCTTTGTTAAATTCTTTGGTGACATGGGTAATATTGCTACACAAATATTTAATACAGGTCAGCTTGACGATTATCATATTAACCTTTCACCTTTTTCAGTAATTGCAACAAATGATTTTTGTGAATGCACATCTGTTGATGATGTCTTATCAGTATTAACCAGGTTTACCGATAAACCAAAGGTAAGAGCAAGACTATACGGGGTTTGGGAATTAAATAGATATTTTGTTGATTACAATAGAAATACACCTTACACAAGGGCGGTACTAAAGCCATATGGAGAATCGGTTGTAGATGCTCTCGCTATCATTCCGGAGGAGGTTGGTTTCTCTGAAAAAGATTTGCTTATATCTAAAAACGCCTTAAAGAAAATCATTGGGAGTGAGCCGAGAGAAATAAATATAGAGAAAAAAGATGTCTCTAAAAATATCATTGAGGATGATAAATTAAGCAAGACCGTTGCAACTAATAGGGCCTCATTAATAAAGGCGCTATTAGCTATACATTATGGTGAGGATGTTGCTAATAACCCGAGAAAATTCATTGAAAGTAAAGATAGCGAGATATGCAGGGACTTTGAATTAAAAGGCATATCACTGCCTTCTGGTAAAACTGTAGCATCCTGGTTACAAGATGCTGATATAGATTTTAATTAACTGGAAATTCCTTTTGTATGTTGGAAATTTCCTAAACAAGAGTATCGCTTGTTTTTAAATGCTCTCGAACCTTAGCGAACGAGAGCATTTTTTTATGAACAATATTAAACAACCCCAGCAGCCAGCAGAAAGAGTTATCCGTGAGGCAGAATGCCGCCAGTTAACAGGAATATGCCGCACCACTCGATACGTGATGGAAAAAGAGGGGAGCTTTCCCGCCCGCCGCAAGCTGGGAGGTCGTGCCGTTGGTTGGCTTCTGTCTGAGGTCACAGCATGGCAGCAGAGCCGCAGCAAAGCAGCGTGAGGGGTGGGGAATGTCACATAAAACAAAAGCGGCCATGCAGGGCCGCCAATGTCACTACCAAAAACTTAAGCAAAGTCAGGATACCAGGGTTAATGCTGGTGGTCAAAGCCTGAGCGCTCCTGTGATTTCAGGAACTGCGCCATTGGCGCATACCCCATTTCCCCAAATCTGGGGAGATCTGGAGCAGCGTGCAGGGTCTACTGCAATACAGCATACCCCGGAGATATCTCGTAGTTTCGACCGTTACCCAAATATTGGGTATCGATGCGAAGAAAATCGCATCGGTCAGAACCAGAGCTACAAAAATAGCGGTGGTCAAACCCCGGAAGATTTCCAGAGTGCATTTATGCACTCTGGGTATCAGCTTTTCGGCTCAATGCCTCGCTGCTGTAACTCTTTGCGGATTATTCGCTTTATCCATGCTGATACAGAAGCGTCACCATCTTGCGCCAGAGCCTGTTTAATTCCTTCTTCTAGGTTTGGTTCTACGCGTAATGCGATCTGCTTGTTACCTTTGGCTTTAATTTCTATGGTTGACATTTGGTTGACACCTGATTACTTTGAAATGGTAATCAAGTGTATGACAGGTGCATACCAAAAAGCAACGCCCCGGACTGTTAGAGCAGTACCAGGGCGTCTAACCAAACCGTTAATCGGAGTAACAGTTATGGCTGATCAACAGCATACCCAAACTCGCCCGGAATTTACATGGTTATTCCTAGCAACCCCAGACCACACCCCAAAATGCACACCTGTAGTGCTCCGCTTTGATGCTGACACGGAAGATAAAGCCCGCGCTGCATTCCCCGGCTGGGATTTGGTTTTCGCTGCCAAAATCCGCGCCCAGTCTCCTTGTCGCGTTGCGTTTTTCGATTACACCACCCGCCGTGGCTGGGAGTTCGATAGCGCAGCTATTCAGGAGGTACGCCATGCGTGAATTAACCAATAAAAGCGCGTCAATAGCCTGTGAGCTGGCTGCGTTGTTGATGGTTGTCGAAGAGTGCGACGTTGATCAGGTAGAACGTGAAAACCTTATCAGCCTGGCCAGACGAGTATCGGATCAACTTGCGGCAAGCATGGTGGAGCAGAATGAAACGGGAGCGCTCAATGGATAACTTTTACACCTACCGCAGCAAAAAAGATTTGCTGTTACTGGCGCAAGAGGTTGCTGCGCTCATGTCATGTGCTGCTTACCTTTCAACTATCAAGGGGGAGGCGGAGCGTATCCATGTAATGAGTTTAACGCACCTGGCTCAGCGCCTTTCTGACGAACTGGCAAACTCACTGGATATTTCTACTTTTTCAGACCCTGAAACGCAGGAGGCAAGACCATGATCAGCAATGTGAAGTTTAACGAACTTGCTAACCGCGTTGATCTGCTGGTTGAGAAGGTTTTGCGCCTTGAGGCTCAGGTTAAATCACTTACCGATAGTCAGGGCGGAGAAATCCCTCCGGGTATGACGCCAGTAGCAACACTGGCTGCTGAATACGGTATCTCAACCAAAAAGGCTGAGGAGCTGGCGAAAAACACAGGGGTGATGCTGGTTAAGCTGAAATCAGGCGGGTTCGTTGCACCTGATGAAAAGTTCAGGGAAGCGGCACGGTTGGTGCTGCGTAGTGCTAAGCGCAAATATGGCTCTGCATACTGGTTCCATCCTCTGATCGGCAAATTCCAGATGAGCGGGGGCATTCCAAAATGACGGTACAACTGACAGCTGTAGAAACCGTATCGGATGCCTTGTTCACCTGTTCGTATCTGTGGGCGCATGGCAAGCAGTACAGCTGCAGTGATTTGGATAAAGCCATCCACCAGCACAAAGACCCGACTACCCGTTACGGGAAGCTGGTGGCTCGACTCAACCAGATAGCAGCAATGCCGTATGAGGAGCTTTGTGATGCCGGGTATCTCGATACAGACCGCAAACAAATGATTGCTGCACGGCGTTCTGTGCTGGTGGAGGAGATAGGTGAAGAGGAGATGAATGCCTTACTGTCTGATTTACAGCGTATTCACCGAGTTTTCCCTGAGGCTGGTGCAAAGTTAAGGACAAAGTTACCGCTCACGCGTGGCTCAGAGGGCTTTGATGTCCGTCAGGACTATATCCTTAAACACTTCCTGCCAGCACAGTCACTGTGCAGCATTTACGGCCCCAGCGGTTCGTATAAGAGTTTTCTCGCCGTTTCGTGGGCCTGTCATATCGCTGCTGGCCTTTCATGGGCGGGTAAAAAGGTCACTCCCGGCGCAGTTCTGTATGTTGTCGGTGAGGGGGGCGTGGGTGTTCCCCGGCGTATACGGGCATGGGAGCAGGTGCATGGCATACATGCAGACAACCTCTGGCTGGTCAATCGCCCGGTGTTCCCTGTACGCGAGTCAGAGGTAACGGAAGTGCTTCTGGCTGCCAGGCAGATTGAAGCTGAATGTGGTGTACCGGTTCGCATGGTGGTGATCGATACGCTGGCCCGTTGTTTTGGCGGTAACGACGAGAACGATGCTCGTGATATGGGGGCATTTATTGAAGGGTGTGACGTTATCAAACAGAAAACGGGTGCAACGGTGCTGGTAGTTCACCACTCCGGCAAAGATGAAGGGAAAGGCGCTCGCGGTTCCAGTGCTTTCCGCGCTGCGCTTGATACTGAATTTAACGTTAAGCGTGAAGGGGATGGAAAGGCGCTTATTCTGACCTGTACCAAGATGAAAGACGCGGAGGAGCCAGAGCGTAAAGCGTATGACCTGAGAACGGCAGAGCTTTACACCGATGAAGATGGTGAGCTTGTTTGCTCTCTGGTTGTGCACGATCAGCCGAGAGAGGCTAAAGAGGTTGAGCCTGAACTGGCCAATGTCTCCCGTCTTAGCGATAACCACCATGCACTATGGCAGGCAGTACGCAGCCGCACAGCTAAGGGGGAGCCATGCACTATCTCCGTCATTAAAGACGATCTGCGTGCAACGCTGGGCGCAGACAAAGTGAGAAAGTCATTCCCGCGCTGGCTGGACAAGCTGGAGAGTGAGCAAATTATTCGCATCGAGGGTGAGAACCTTTACCCGGTAACAGTCGAGTAAATGCGGCGGTAAGTGCGGCATGTGCGGCATTTAGTATGTTTTGTGACCAAATGCCGCACTTAGTCCCTGTATACACGCGCTAAGTGCGGCATTTCACTGAAACCCACGTCATTACTGGCTTTTAGCGTGTTTTTGAAATATCTGGTGCGGCGCTAAGTGCGGCATTTCTAAGCGCGGCGCTAAGTGCGGCATGAGTGGCATTTAAATTATGGCGGTTTAATTATGAGCAAAGAAAGTGAAAAATTGATTGAGCAAATGGAGTCGGAAATAAGGCTTTGTTTTTTGGGCTACCTGCATCCTGATATGCCCCGTGACATTGCCGAGCAGGCTGCCTCGGAAATGGCTACGGAGGCAATAGCCAGAATTATTGAGCATGGTGCCAGTATGGGGCTTTCAGAAGTGGAATCCATGCGCCACTTACTCAGCTCAATGAAGAAGACAGCTAATGTTGTCACACTCGGAAAAACCATCCACTAAAGGACAAATTTCATGACAAGTAAAACTGATGATGTTGTTTATTCGAAGGTTCTGATCCAGAAAATAGTAGAGCACAAAGATACGTTCGGTATACCAGACAGCAAAGCGGAATTACAGCTTATGCCGCTGAGTGAATACCGTGAGATGGTAAAGCGGGAGTCATTCTTTTTCATCGATCACAATGGCTTTCTACGGCATCAATTTTCTGGTGAAGTTATTGCCGCCAGCAAAGAGCAGTTGGATATTATTATCGGGGAACTGAAAGCGAAGCGAGAGCTTCTTGATGACGCTCTTGACTGCGCTAAAGAATAGATTTGTAAATTAATTGCTCGTTAATTTTCATTACTGTTCATCACTGAAAAATGACGTTTACTTATTAATAAGTATGTATATTTTGAAGAGTGGCACTCAGACGTGAGCCGCCACTGGCCGTTTAATCAAGCTGCGCGAAGTAGCCTGTGGGATGCAGAAAAAGATTAAACGGCCTCACCCTTTCCCGCGCTGGTTTCACGTCTCAACGTTAATTGTTACGGAAACCACTCCATGAAGAAACTACTCGAATTACGCCAGCAGAAAGCCGCACTCAAAACTCAGATGCGTTCCATGCTTGACAAAGCTGACACCGAAAAGCGCAGCCTGAACGAAGAAGAGGGCAAAAAGTTCGACGAACTCCGCGCCCAGGCTGATGCGCTTGAAGTTGAAATCACCCGTCTTGAAGCCGTCGCCGACGATCAGCGCAATCTGCCTGGTACTTCCGTTGAAGGTGAGCCAGTAAGCAACGACGAGCTGCGCCACTACATCATGACCGGTGATACCCGCTCTCTCTCCACGCTGGTGCAGGCTGACGGCGGCTATACCGTTATCCCTGAGCTGGACAAAGAGATTATGCGCCAGTTGCAGGATGATAGCGTGATGCGCTCCATCGCAACGGTGAAGACCACCAAAACCAACGAATACCAGAAGCTGGTATCTGTAGGCGGCACTACCGTTAATCGCGGCACCGAAGGTGAACCACGTACCGAAACCAGCACGCCGAAGATGGAGCGCGTTGATATCAAACTCAACCCGATCTACGCCTACCCGAAAACCACTCAGGAGATTCTCGACTTCTCCGAGGTGGATATTCTGGGCTGGCTGTCTTCTGAAATTGCTGACACCTTCACCGCCACTGAAGAGAGCGACTTTGTAAACGGCGACGGTGATAAAAAATCCAAAGGTTTCCTGTCTTACCCTCGCGCGGCCACTGCCGATAAAACCCGTCCTTTCGGTACGCTGGAGAAGATGGAAGCCGCTGACGTTTCCTCTGATGGTCTGATCGACCTGCTGTATAAGCTGAAAGCCAAATATCGCAAAAACGCCGTATGGGTGATGAACTCCAACACAGCCGCCAAACTGCAAAAGCTGAAAAACGGCAACGGAGATTACATCTGGCGCGATCGTCTGGTTGCCGGTTCTCCCGATACGCTGCTGGGCCGTCCTGTTCAGTATCTGGAAACCATGCCGGATGCGGGTGCGGGTAAAGCGTTCCTCGCGGTTGGCGACTTCAAACGCGGCTATTTTATCGTGGATCACACCACTGGCGTACGTACCCGCCCCGACAACATCACTGAACCGGGTTTCTACAAGGTGCATACCGATAAATACCTGGGCGGCGGCGTGGTGGACTCCAACGCCATCAAGGTGCTTGAGCTTTCCGGCTCCGGTTCCTGATTTGACGTTTAAGGGGCTTCGGCCCCTTTTTGCCCTCTGTGGAGTCCAGTAATGAAAACAACCGATTTTGAAATCCGTACTTCCGAAGTGAGTGCCAGCAACAAAAAGCTGGTGGGCTATGCCGTGCGCTGGAACAGTCTGTCAGAAGTTATCTGGGATGAGTTCCGCGAGCAGTTTGCGCCGGGAGCATTTAAAGACAGCCTGGCATCCGGTAGTGATGTGCGTGCGCTGTATGAGCATAACTATACCCAACTGCTGGGGCGTACCAAGTCCGGCACGCTGGTACTGTCCGAAGATGATACCGGGCTTCGTTTCGAACTGACCCCGCCGAATACCCAGCTTGGCAACGATGTGCTGGAGCTGGTGGAGCGCGGGGATATCTCCGGCATGAGCTTCGGTTTCCGTGCGCTGAAAGAGGCGTGGGATATTGCTCAGTCTCCATATCTGCGCACAGTCACAGCCGCCGAACTGCGGGAGATTACCGTTACCTCTATGCCTGCCTATCCTGAGTCTGGCGTGGAAATCGCGCACCGTTCGCTTTTCTCCCAACATCCTGAACTGCGCCGCGCTGGCGATAACCGTCGCCGCTGGGCTGAATTAGCGGGGCTCTGATATGTGGAATATCTGGCCGTTTGGCCGTAAGTCTGAACCCTCCGAACAGCGCAGTATGACCATTGATGAGTGGCTGGCGATGGCAGGGATTCCAAATACCGGATCAGGCGAGTATGTGTCTGCTGGTACTGCGGAATCTCTGCCTGCGGTGATGAACGCCGTGTCAGTTATTAGTGAGGCTGTGGCGACAATGCCCTGCTACCTCTATCGCGTCCGTAATGATAATGGTCGCGAGGCGCGGGAGTGGCTGAGTAATCACCCGGTGGATTTTCTCCTGAACGAGCAGCCGAACGACTGCCAGACGCCTTATCAGTTTAAACGCACGATGATGCGCCATTGTCTGCTGAACGGTAACGCCTATGCGGTGATCCAGTGGGGGCGCGACGGTCAGCCGCAATCCCTGCATCCGTATGCGCCGGGGGCGGTTGTTCCTGAGCGTATCGGCCAGCATAAGTACAAATATACCGTTACCGAGCCGTTTACCGGGGCTGTGCGCACCTACCTGCAGGAAGAGATTCTGCACCTGCGTTACTCCACCGATGATGGCTTTCTGGGGCGCTCCCCGATCTCCATCTGCCGTGAGGCGCTGGGGTTAGGTCTGGCCCAACAGCGCCACGGTGCCAGCATTATGAAAGATGGCATGATGGCGGCGGGAGTCATAACCACAGCTGAGTATCTCGACAGCGTGAAGGGCAAGCAGGCTATGGATGCGCTGGATCGCTACAAAGGCGCTAAAAATGCAGGGAAAGTGCCGATCCTTGAAGGTGGGATGGACTACAAGCAGCTTGGCATGAGTAATCAGGATGCCGAGTGGCTGGCCTCCCGTCGCTTCACCATTGAAGACATTGCCCGCATGTTCAACGTGTCGCCTATCTTCCTGCAGGAATACAGCAACAGCACCTACAGCAACTTCAGCGAAGCGAGCCGCGCCTTTCTCACCATGACGATGCGCCCGTGGCTGGCGAATTTCGAACAACAAATCAAATCTGCGCTGCTGGTGGCCTCTCCTGTTCCGGGAACCCGTTATCAGGTGGAGTTTGACTCCGCTGACCTTCTCCGTGCCACGCCAACCGAACGCTACGCCACTTATGAGCGCGGCATCAAGAACGGGATCATGAACCCGAACGAAGCCCGTGAGCGTGAGGGGATGCCGCCGCGTGAAGGTGGTGACGAGTTCAGCCAGGCATGGAAGCAGGAAGTGAAGATCAGTAAGGACGGCAAGGAAGGTGACGCATGAGAGCCGGGGGACTGAGAAACCGGCTAACAATCCGGGTATTCACTACTCACAGAGATCCATCTGGTCAGGTTATTCAGACCTGGGAAGACGGGGAAACTATCTGGGCTGAGGTTAAGGGGATCAGCGGTCGTGAACTGGTAGCGGCTGGTGCTGAGGTTGCCGAAGCAACGATCCGCGTCTGGGTGCGATTCCGCCGCGATATTACCGCCGCCAACCGCCTTAAGGTGCTGACTGGCCCGTTTGCCGGGGCGACGCTCAACATTATCGGGCCGCCCATACCGGACTCAGGTATGACGCGCCTTGAGATTCTATGCAAACAGGGGACCGAGAAATGACTACTGAAATCACCCTGGCTGAAGCAAAACTGCATTGTCGTGTTGATGGCTCAGAGGAGGATGCGCTGATTCAGGCGTACATCGATGCGGCGCTGGAGGTCTGCCAGAAGCATATCGGCAAGCGGTTTGATAACGGGCTGGAGTTTACCCCGGCTATCAAGATTGGTTGCCTGATGTACGTCTCTCAGCTGTACGAGTACCGCACGATGATTGCCGATGCTGAGTCGAAAGAGGTTCCGCTGGCTATCTCTGCGCTGTGGTCTGTCTATCGTGATGTGGGGGTGTACTGATGCCATGGCAGCCAATGCGCCGGTGCACAGAGCCGGGATGCAATAAGCGGGTGAAGTCCGGTAAGTGCGACGAGCATAAGCGGGAAGCGTGGCGGGAACAGGATGCCAGACGCGGCCACCGTCGCGCCCGTGGCTACTCAGCCTCATGGGAGAAGTACCGCGCTCAGTATCTGAAACGTCACCCCCTTTGTGTTGAGTGCCAGAAGCTGGGCCTCTACGTTCCTGCAAAGATTGTCGATCACATCATCCCTATCAATGGTGGTGGTGATGTTCTGTTCTGGCCTGAGTGGAATCACCAGCCGTTATGCCAAATGCATCATAACCAGAAGACCACGCAGCAAGACCCCATTACCAAAGCCAACCGCAAAGCAGGGCTCTACATCGAGCAGGAAGAGCGGGCAGCACAGCGCAATAACTGGATGTATGAGGCAAGCGATGAATGAGAAAGACGTGGTGAATCTGTATCAGTCGCTGGCCCGATGCCGTGATGGCTTTATGCAGACCCGCACCAGACGCAATGAGCGCCAGCCAGTGAAGCGCATGAGCGAACGTGAGCGGGAGGTGATGCAATGCTTCCGCAACCGCTGACAGGCCGCATGGATGGGGTGGGGGAGGTTTTCAGGACAAAACCCCAGCCGCAAGGCACCACCCGCCCCCTCAAATTTTTACGCACGGTGATTTTTTTGAAAATAAAACGCGATGGAAACGAGAAATTTTTATGGCAAGACCACCAAAACCGCCAGCTTACCTTGATGAGTTAGCCGCGCAGCAGTGGAAAGCGAAAGCGAAGCAACTGGCCGAACGCGGTGATCTGACTCCCGCCGACTGGAACAACCTTGAGCTTTTTTGCGTCAACTATTCGATGTACCGCAAAGCCGTGGAAGACCTTGCCAGCCGTGGATTCAGCATTGTGAACAGTCAGGGCGGCGAGAGCCGAAATCCGGCGCTGAGCGCAAAGGCCGATGCTGAAAAAATCATGATTAAAATGTCGTCGCTGCTGGGCTTTGATCCGGTAAGCCGTCGCCGTAACCCGGTGGAATCGGAAGAGGAGGACGAGCTTGACCGTCTGGAATGAGTACGCAAATGCGATAAAAACGGGCGAAACTCCGGCCTGTAAGCGCGTAAAACAGGCTGTGGAAAGGTACTTTTCAGACCTGAATGACCCCCGTTATGAGTTCGATACGGCGACCGTAGAGCGGTTTATTGCCTTCTCCCGGCTCTGTCCACACGTCAAAGGCCCGCTGCGGGGCCAGCCTATCGAGCTGGAGCCGTGGCAGCAGTTCGCCTTTGCTAACCTGCTGGGCTTTAAGGTCAGGGAGTCAGGGCGCCGCAAGTACAGCAGCGCCTTTATTGAAGTACCGCGCAAGAACGCAAAATCAACCGTGGCCGCCATGCTGGCAAACTGGTTTCTCGTAATGGAGAAGGGCCAGCAGGATATCTACACGGCGGCGGTGAGCCGGGATCAGGCCAGAATCGTGTTCGATGATGCCCGCCAGATGTGCCTGCTGTCAAAACCGCTGAAAAAGCGCGTCAATATCCAGGCGCATAAGGTCATTTTCCCGAAGAGCAACAGCCTGTTAAAGCCGCTGGCGGCGAAAGCGGCCACCATTGAGGGGACTAACCCCAGCCTGGCGATTGTTGATGAGTACCACCTTCACCCGGATAACGGCGTTTATTCCGCGCTTGAGCTGGGTATGGGCGCACGTCCTGAGGCGATTTTGTTCGCCATCACGACCGCCGGGAGTAACGTTGTCTCTGCCTGTAAACAGCATTACGACTACTGCTGCCAGATTCTGGCCGGGGAAGAGAGCAACGATTCGCTTTTTGTCCTGATCTACGAACTGGACGACGAAAGCGAGGTTGAGCAGCCTGAAATGTGGATCAAGGCTAACCCCAACCTGCATGTGTCCGTTGATGCGGCGAAACTGGAGTCCACCATCCAGAAAGCGCGGGGCATACCGTCGCAGTGGGTGGAGATGCTGACCAAGCGTTTCAATATCTGGTGTCAGGGCTCCACGCCGTGGATGGGTGCCGGTGCATGGGATGCCTGTGCACTCGACTACACCGAAGAAGATCTGGCCGGGATGGAGTGTTACGCCGGATTTGACCTGTCCTCAACCAGCGATATTACCAGCGTGAGTTACGCTTTCCCGTTCGACAGGGAGATCAGACTCCTTACCCGTCATTATCTGCCGGAAGCACAGCTGCTTAACGTCGCCAACAAAAACCGCGCCATCTACCGACAGTGGGTAAAAGCGGGATGGATACACACTACCCCCGGCGACTGCATCGACTATGACCGCATCCGTGACGATATTCTGCGCGACGCTGAAACCTTCAATATCAGGCTGGTGGGCTTCGATACGTGGAACGCCACGCACCTGCGCACCCAGCTACAGGGGGCGGGCCTCGATGTGGAGCCGTTCCCGCAAACCTATCTGAAATTCAGCCCGGTAGCGAAATCCTTTGAGGTTTTTGTTAACCGCAAGGTGGTGCGCCATCGTGGCGATCCGGTTCTGGCCTGGGCGATTGGTAACGTGGTGATGGAGACGGATGCCAACGCCAACATTAAGCCCAACAAGAAGAAATCCTCCAACAAGATAGACCCGGCTGTATCCGCGCTGATGGCGTTCGGTACCTTCCAGGCTGAGCACGAGGATTTTGCGTTTGATATGAGTGAAAGCCACAAACAGCGTCTCGCTAAGTTTGACGGCATCTAAATCGAGGTAAATTATGGCAACTCTTCGTGAGCTGATAATCAAAATTTCTGCTAACTCGCAATCATTCCAGGCGGAAATTTCCCGCGCCTCACGCATGGGGCAGGATTATTACCGAACCATGCAAAATGGCGGTCGGCAGGCTGCCGCTGCCGCCCGAGAGAGCGAAAGGGCGTTATCTGATCTGACCGCTGGGTTTGCATCGGCAGGAAGAGCCGCTGCTGCTGCTACG